CAGCAATCTTGGCGGTGTGCCAGATGTTGCGACACCGAAGTTCAGCCATCGTGTAGAGGAGTCCCCGTACAACTAGAGCGTTCGCTGCGAAGTAGTCACGGTTTTCTACGTACTGAGTCGGCTGTGCTACAGCAATCTCGATGGAGTCCGTGTCAAGAACGTAGACGTTCTGGCCAAGAACCGCATCCGCAGATGAAACTGAAACAGGAACGTCGTTGTCAGTCAGGATCGGAATACCAAGGTACGTCGAAAGGATCAGACCTGTTCGGGTACCGGGGAAAGTCCGCTCGTCACCAACACCAACCTCAAACTCTTCCTGACCAAGATATCGCTGCTGCGAGTTCAAGAGTCGTTCGAGTTTGAAGTACTGGTCATGACCCATGAGGATGAGGTTCGGCTCACCACCATTCTTGCGAATGTTCATGATTGCGTTGTCCAAAAGGTTCAACGACAGGTCACGGCCTGTACCAGCGTTGTACTGAACTGAAGCACCTGCATTCCAAGTGCCAGCAGTCCGATCAGCATACGTTAGGTTGTACGCTCGTACACCACCGTTAGCAGTGTAGTTAGCGTGGGACGTACCCCCAACTGCTGCACCGTCTTGCCAGACGATATCATCAATTGAAGTCATACCTGCACGACTGTAAATCGCAGCAACGTCCCCATCCGCTACTGCAACGCCTGCCGTGGCGTGCGTAAGCTCACCTTCAGTCGTATCAATAGCCGTAATTTCTACACCAGTGGTGACAATCCAGTCGTTTGCGGAGGTGTCATAGATCGAAATCTTGTCACCAACCTTGAAGTTCTTAGCCACTGAAGCCGGGACGGTAGTGGTCGTAACAGCAGGAGTGTCACTTACACTAGCAAGGTAAGCAGAACCAGCAAGGAGTTCCTCGTTGATTTCCTTTACGTGGTCAATTTCTGCGTTCTCATGCTCCATCGCAAGAATGTCTCCAGCACCACCCTCAAGGTTGGCGGTGAAGATTGCCTTCACTGCTGCACCAAAGGTCGTACCAACAATTCTCGGGAGGGAGTTGACATTCTCAATATTCGAGATGTCCACGGTCGGCAGAGAACCTGTTTCCGTGATCGGACGAGAACGCCCAGAACCACGGTCGGTCCTTACACGCCAACCAACGCTGTTGCCCCAAACCACACGGGGAAGGGCATTCCAGAATCGAGTCTGGTTGTTTAGTGCGTGCCACACTTTGCGTCCGTATGTGGCATTGAAAATTCCAGTAGCGGAATCAACCGTAAAGTATGACTGCTTCTGCATGAAATCCGGTCCGAAGACGTTCTCAAGCAAACCACGGCCACGCTGCGCCTGACTGAAGTACTGAAATAGAGATGGGTTAGTAGCCATTATCTATATTGCTCCTATAATTACTTTTGGGAAAGGATGCCCGAAAGAGCATCGCCTTCACCGGCCATACTAACCTGCATTTCAGCCATGTCAGCATAACTCATCTTGGTAAGTTGATCGACAACAGCTTCTGGGTCAAACTGGCCGTCAGCGACCTGTTGACCAATTTCTGCTGCTTTCTGAAGATGGTCACCATCATCAGGGAGAATTCGAGACACGGGTCGTCCACCGGCCTCAGCTTCCTTCCATCCGATTTTCCGCATCTGGCTCTCAACGGCCTCAGCAACTGCGGAATCAGTAGAGGTCTGCGCCTTCGTCAGAGCGGTCAGGGCCTTAGCCAGAACACCCATCTGGGCCTTCATGTAAGCCATGTCCATCTGCTGGGGATCGCCGTTTTCCTCTACCTGAGGATATTCATCTGAACCATTCTCTTCCATACCCGGAATCATACCATTCTCTCCTTGTTTCTGTAGGGCAGAGTAGCTAGTACGCTCACCAGCCTCAAGGGGCTGCTGAGTACTTTCAGTTGAATTGTCCACGTTTGCATCTTCCTCAGTATCCGCAGCAGGCGGAGTAGCAGGGCTAGAAACATGTTTTGGATTGTAGCCATCAACTGGCATACCCTGAGCGGAGTCTCCGGTCGGAGCCTCAGCACCCTTAGCGAAACCAAACGCCTGTCCAACCGCCTTTACAATTTCTTTCGTAAATGCGGCCTTAGCAATGACCTCAGCCTCTTCGTTCTCCTCTTCTGACTTCTCTTCATCTTCTTTTGCAAATCGGGCAGCAAGCTGGGCAGACAGGTCGTTAGACTTCTGAAGCTGCTCGGCAATCGCCTCTAGCGCAAGGGTATTCCCCTTTAACAAATCTTGTTCAGCCATTTATTTCCTCCAAAGAGAATTAAACTTCTTCCATATACCTTTCTTCGCTTTGGAGGTTGGACTCGCCGCACTTCCTCCGATGTGCGAAAACACAAAACAAAACCAGTTGTGAAAACAAC